CCTTGCATAAAATGTTTCTCTAAATACTTCATCTGGTGTTATATACTTAGAAAACTTCATACCAAACTTACCTAACAATGGTTTTTTTCCTGTAATACTTTTATTTATTGCTGCTGTTACTCTATATCCTTCTTCTATAACATCAGCTAATCTTGGTAGATGTTCTGTGTTTCTTAATGTTTCAGCTGATAAAGGTGTGCCATAAAACTTTTTATTAAACTCATAATATAACGGACTTGTAAGCATATTTATTGCATACTCTTTATTTGCTTTACTACCTTTGTTTATTATAAAATCTAATGGAGATAAGATTGTTGTTCTTTCTAAACCAATACCAGTTTTCTTATATCTAAAGTCATCCCATCCTAATTGTTTTGTTAATTCATTATTGTATCTAGCATAATTTATTCTTTCTTGTTCAAGTATTCTTGAATCATCTAACATGGTAGATCCTGTATGTGTTATGTTTTTTCTGTTTTCTAATATTTGTTGATATGCTATTTGATTAATTCTATTTTCATATGCAGCTTTACCTTCACCTTTATATTGTTTGAAAACTTTGTGTGCAAATTCATGTCGCATAACAAAATTTACAAATTCATCTACACTTTCAAAATCTTTTTTCGTAAATCCTTTTACTATTCCATCTGCAAACTTTACATTTTTAAATGGTCTACCTGATTTATACATATCTTTAATACCATCTATATCTACAATTATAGTATCTGTTTGTTTGTTATAATATGCAGGAACATATTGTCCATTTTGTCTTGTTTTACCAACCCCTTTTCCAATAACTATATTAAGATTTGGATATTCATTTTTCATAATCTTCATGTAGTCAGTTATGTTTTTAGGTATGCCAGGCTTAATACCAGATGCAACTGGTGTATCAACAATTTTTCTAGGTGCTTGTAATAAACCTGATACTCCAACTTCTGTTTTAGTAGCATCTGCTAAATCATCTAAATCTATTGTTGTACCTTTAAAATCATCTGTTCTATTATAAAAATACTTATTTCTTCTAATATCGTACTTAGATAATACAGGACTAAGTTTATGTAATACACCAGCTATAGATGCAGTTACTATAGCATCTGCTGTTGTTCTATCTCTATCTACAATTTGTTTGATTGATTCTTCACCAGCTAAGACACCACCGATTTTTGAGTATCTATTTGATTTATCACCCATCATGGCAAATCTAATTGGTTTACTTAAAATTAAAATAGATGAAGGATCTAAAAAAACTTCACTAGCTAAACTTATAGCATTAAAATATGGATTTTTTTGGTCTTGTATTTTTTGATTTAATATTTTTAATCTAGCTATTGTTTCTGCTTGACTTCTAGAATCAAAAAAGTGTGTAGGTATTATTGCAAAGTAATCATTTAATAAAGGATCTTTATATGGATTATATGTACTATCTGCTTCTCCATCAAAGTCTTTAAATTGTTTTATTTTTTCAGGAACTCCTAGTACAGTTCTATTTGATACTGCTCTCCATATTTTATCAGGGTTACTAAAGAAATCAAAAAATTCATTTCTTCTTTCCCTATACTCTTCTAAAACTCCTTTTTCTTTTTGTTTTATAGGTCTACTTTTTTTATTAGGATCGTCAAAACTTATGACTGGTCTAACCATTATTTACCTACTTCTCTAAAGTCTACATCTATTCCTGTATATAAATCATTAATTAATTTAGAATGTATAACATCTATATCTCCACCAATCTGTATAGCTCTTTTTATTGGACCATAAAATCTTTGTTGGAATGAATTAAATACATCACTATCTACTGCAACATTTGGTAAAATTAAACTACCGATTGGGGATGGAAATTCAAATGTTTGTGTTTTATCATTCATAATAATATTTCCATCTACTAAATCTTTAACAAATTGTTTAGTCAATATGCCATCAAATGTGTATACAGTTGGATTAAAATATGCACCATCAAATGTTAAATGATTTAAAGTGTCATATCCATAAGGCTCATCAAACTTAGATCCAGAATTTGCAATATGTACTTCATACATAGTATCTGATCCTGTTAATCCGTTTTGTACAGCAGTTACATAAATGTTACCTTGTTCTATTAATTCTTTTATTTCAGCATGAGTAGGTATTTCAACATTACCACCAAAACTAAATTGATTAGCTACTTCATTATATAACTCATTATTTTTATCAGAAATAATATTTGTTATATTATTATATACATAGGTTGTTAAAGCATCTGAAATTACACCTTTTGATAAATTTTCGTGTTGTTGTTCTATTGGTAAAAATACATATGAACTACCAGGTAAATTATCTGCAAAGTCACTAGTTCCATAGTTTGCTTTTTTTGCACTATTTAATGCATATTTTATAGATTTTTCATAAATTAATTTTTGATCTTCATTACTCATATCTATTGTAGATAATAAATCCATAAATTCTAATGTATTATTTTTTAGTATTGTATCTATAAGGTTTGATGATTTGTTGTAAATTACTAATGCTTCTGCTTTAAGTTCTTCTACTAAACTTGTTTCAATAGTTTCTGCACCAACATCCATACCACCTCTATATTCTGTAATACCATCATCACCAAATTCCATTTGTTCCATACTACCTCTTCTATCCTTTTGTGTTTGTATATAATGGTTTACAAAGTATTCTTGAAAACTCATATCTGGATTTTCAATTAAACTTGTTAAAAAGGTTTCATTTCTATCACTTATTAGTTTTAAATCTTCTTTACTATATTTTGATTTTTTAACTAGGTAGTCTTTTATTTGTGGTATTTGAAAACCTTTTTGTTGTAACATAGTAATGTCATCAAACATTACAGCTATATCTGTATCTATATTAAATTTATTTTGTCCATTTGAAGTTAAATTTCTATAAGTAGATAATCTATTAGTTAATATTTTATCTATATCTTCTACTCTCATATCTTCTATATTTGCCATATTAACTGTATTTAACCATTGTTGCATACCTTCAGGCACATACATTTCTTTTCTATAAACATCATTTATTTGTGTAAGTGTATTTTCATCTAAACTATTATAATAGTCTGGGGAATCTATGTAATTATCTCCAAATCTATATTGAAAATATCCTTGCATAAGTTCTTCTTCACTTGCAGTTATCATTTGATTAAACATAGAACTTGATGATAAACTTTTAAAACTTACTTCACGATTATCTGTATTTCTTATAGCTTGGTCAAAATATTCTTTTAAAAATAATTTTTCTTGATTAGCGTTAAATAGATTTAGTATTTCTGTGT